ATATAAAGCAGTCATTGGGGAGACGGATTATAAAAAGGCAACTGCGGCTGTTCAGAAAGCGGGTTATGCGACGGACCCCAATTACGCAACAAAGCTAAACAGCATCATTTTAACGTATAAGCTAACTCAATACGATAATATAGACGGCTTACCAGATGAGCCGGATAACCCGGACAATCCTGACCCGGAGCCGAGCCCTTCTTTCCCTAGTAAAGAGTATGCGGGGAAGGATGTCACGCTCAACAAAAAGCTGCCAGCAGATGTCTATTTCCCACAATTGCATGTATCTTCAAAAGATGGGGGGCAGGTAGTAGAAATAACGGGCGTGTCAGTCGATCTGACAGACGATAGGACAGGGAAGAAGTCTTTTACCTTTACGATAGGGAGAACGCCGGATAACGGCATTGAATTCGATTTATTGACTACTGATAACATACTTTATCTTGATGAAAAAAAGTTCCGCCACCAAAAATATTACATTACAGATGTGGAACTCGATCAACAAAATGGGGTGTTAACAAAGACAGTAAGTGCAAGTCATGTCTTTTCCGTTCTGCTGGTCAATAATCGGGTGGATGATTCAGTCACAAAGAAATTAACGATTAAAGAGGCTTTTGATATCGCTCTTAAAGGGACTGATTTTCAATACATCTTTGAAACGCCTGAAAGTGAGTTCCCAAGCGCGGAACAGGAGGGCTTTGGGGATAAAAATTCCACCGAGTTGGTGGATGAAATCATAGAGGATTACGGGCCAGAGCTTGACGTAGATAATTACAAAATTCATGTCTATAAAAAAATGGGGTCCCGTATCAACTTTACCTTGGACTCACGCTATAATATGCCGGGCATTAAGATCAAGACTAATTCTCAAAACAGCACCACGCGGGCATGGGGATATGGGGCGTTAAAAAAGGGCAGTAGTGCCGATGACAAAAACCCGAAATATGAATTCGAGCCCATCTTATACATTCATCCTGATGAAGAGAAGTTCCTGCTTGATGGAAAGCCACGCTGGGCCGAGCCCATAAAGGACGAGCGGTATAAAAAGTCCAGCCGCATGGTTTCGGCTTTGAAAAAGCATGTGAACCCGTATCCGGAAATGACCGTTGAGGCGAATTTCCAATACATTTATGAGCCGAAGCTTTTAGACATTCAGCAGGACTTCTGGAAAGGTGACACCATCCATGTGATAGCGGACACCGCCGAGGGCATCACCTACGAGGATGATGTTCGGGTACTGTCTATCAAATATGATCCTCTTAACCCGTACGGAAGCCCTGAACTCACGTTTGCGAATTTCAGAAAAGACATCCAGGACATAGCAGTCAGCCAAGCGAAGCAAATACGAGATCAAAAAAGATATATGGATGCATTATATAAGACGCTCATTTGAGGCGTCTTTTTATTATGGAGGGAGTGAGTGACATGGTTCAACTCATTAAAGATTACAACACGACGCGCAACTCAACATATTCGGCCCAACTGCGGAGCGATATGCAAAATATTGAAAATGTATTAAATAAAGTGGATGACGACATGAAGCGCCATCGGACAGGGGTTGCTGTTCATGATTCTTCACAAGTTACACATGATGGGTACACCGTCGAAAACCGTTTGAAAAATCTGTTTGCGCGCTTTGCTAACCTTGTGCTGAATCACGACGGCAAAGATGTAAAAGAAGTCGTGGATTCCCGCGTAACGACGGATGGAGAAATTGCCGCAACATTGAAAGACAGGCTCGATAGGGAATTCAGCAAGCTCGACAGGAAAATCAAACGCGTTGTAAACGTTGATGACTTCGGGGCTGACCCAACCGGAAAAACAGACAGCACGGAAGCATTTAAGAAGGCATTCGGAACGGGTAAGGTGCAGGTTGTTATGTCAGCTGGCATTTACGTCGTGAAAGGTTTGAAAATCCCTTCCTGGGTTCGTTTGGTCGGCCAGGGAATCGGCGTTACATTCTTGATTTTGAATGATGAAACACCGGCCTCAGAATGGGTCATCACGAATGCTGACTATGAAAAAGGCAATCGAAACATTCACGTTGAAGGATTTTCAACAGACTGGAACCGAGAGCGGCAGGGAGGTTTAAGGGCGACAGGCGGGCAGCATTCCACATGTGTTGCCTTTGCAAATTCAAAGTTCATTTGGATTAAAAATATAGAAAACATGAACCCGGCACTTCACGGCATTGATATAACAGCGCCAACCTATGACCATCTGCCGGATACCAAGTATACAAAAGACGGCTGCAAATATGTTTGGATTGATGGCTGCGTTAACTCAGGGTATGGGGATGACGGGATAACAACCCATTACAGTGAATATATTTTCATCTCAAACTGCCATTGCACAAACCCGACAGGCCTCGCACATGCCGCGGGAAAGGCTAATTCAAATGGTATTGAGATTGACGACGGTTCTAAACATGTGTGGTTGCTCAACAACTACACAGAAGGAAATATCCGAGGCGTTGAAGTTAAGGCGCATACTGAGTGGCCGGCTTCTCAGAATGTTCATATTCTCGGCCACGTTTCATATCGGGACGTGCGGGCCTATGATCTGCGGCATATCGGCCACCATAAAGCCGAAGACCCGGAGAGCACCACAGCATATGACGTGACGCTGACAGACTGTACCGCAATAGAGCCGGTCTTCAACGATCTATATGAAGGGATAAGCCCGCGGGCTTTGGTTGTGTCTGCTTATAAAAACGTTCAGATTGTCAATTTTACCGCGATCGGAGACCCTGACTATGATTATAAAAACGGCCCAATGGTTGCGTTTCAGTATCGCAGCAGGTACATCACAGTTAATGGGATTAAAATGAGAGGGTTCAGAAAGGCTTCGCATGACATCCGAGTGATCGGCGGCCCGCAAAAATCCGATTATGTGAAAATCTCAAACTTTGACATTCTCGACTCTGCTCCTGTGGGCATTGGTCTGGGCGGCGGTGTGTATCATACGAATCTCATAAATGGATCCCTGATCGGGAAAAACGGCTCTGCCGGGATTGAATCCCCGAACAATCAGACAACCATTGTAGGTGTAGAGACGGCCGGTTATAAGGTGTCCGCAAGATTGGCCGGCAGAGAGTACAGCACTATCCCGACAAGAGTTAAAGGTGGATTTATGGGCGGCAATACTTCCGGATCAGCTCTGCATGAAGCAAGCGCCATTTTGGGAAGCACAGGCGACAATGTCGCTAAAGGTCCCGCCAACGTCCTGCTGGGTGTCAGGGGCGGCTCAACAACCGAGGGGTCACGTCAAGCGCTAATAGCCGTCAATAACTGCCACACAAAAGGTGACGGCAACTCAAGGGCTATTCTTGCATCTCAGGGGGTTATCAACGATAACAGATACTGTGTCAGGGGCGGTTATGGGACAGGAAGCGCCTCAACAAAAAATACGAGATGGGAACTTGATTCGTCAGGCGGCCATATTCGCGGCACAGGGCGAGTGGAGAGCGTCTCAGACTTCAAAGACTTCGCGGAGTATTTTGAGTCTGTTGACGGTAAGAAGATTGATTCTAGTTATCTCGTTGCGCTAGAAGGCGAAAAGATTCGAAAAGCGGAAAAAGGGGACAAGATTCTCGGAGTTGTTTCCGAAACTGCGGGCCTGGTGCTCGGCGGTGCTGCGTTTTATTGGAACGATCAGTACGTAAGAAACGAATTCGGGGGCACAGTTTACGAAACAGTTTTCCACGGCGGCGAAGAAATCCGCATCCCTAAGCTTAATCCAGACTACGACCCTTCTCTCGAATATGTGCCGCGTGACTCTCGGGACGAATGGCATGTCATCGGCCTGATTGGCCAAGTCTTTGTCAGGATTGACGAAACAGTGGCCGTAGGGGACAGCGTATCAGCAATTGGCGGCATCGCGACTAAAGCAGAAAGCGGAGGCTATGGAACTGTTATGAGAATCAAGTCCCCGTATAATGCGGAAAAAGGATACGGAGTAGCTCAAATGATCGTTACGCCGCAGCACTAAGGAGGAAAAGGAATGTACAAAACGGGGGGCGTCGCATTTGATATTAATGCGAACCGGACAAACGGGCGAACCACGAGCATCCAATTCATGACGCAGGATACGGGCAGCGCAAAGCTGTCTTTTTCTTTTACAAAAGACGGTACGCCGTTGCCTCTGTCTGCCGTAGACGCGAAAATTGTTCTATTGTATGCTGATGGGTCATTTTACAAGAAGAGCCTTACCATCACTGATAAGATGAACGGGAAGGCGGAATATGTGCTTTCAGATGAAGAGCTTAAGCATTACGGGACCGTTAAGGCTGAAATCAAACTATATTATACAAACGGGCAGGCGCTGGCGACTTCACTTTTTACCTTCTCTATCGCCAAAACGCTAGAAGATCAGAATATCGTTCCGACAGCTGACTATTACATTGACGATTTTGAAACGCTGAAAGACGGGATA